CTTGCTGCCGCTTGATGAACCGCGCCTTCCGCTCGGCGAGGGCTTTGTCGGAGAGGTCTTTCAACCCCATCTTCTTGGCGAGCTCGCGGTCCTGCGGCGTGACCTTCACGAATGGTTCTTCCTTCGTCCGGGTGGGGCGGGACTGATACGACGAGCCGCCGATCGACTGCGAGGACTCCACCGCGCCTTGACGCGCCGATTCCGCCGCGCTCGCCCGGCCCGGCGGAATGCCGAGCTTGATGATCGCGGACTTGATGGCATCGCGCTGCGTGAGGATGTTCGGCCCGTAGAGCTGCGCCCGCTGCTGATAAAGCGCATTGGCTGTCCGGTACAACTCGGTCGAAGCGTCCTGCATCTGCGGATACTGCTGGTAGAGCTCAGCCAGCTCGCGCTGGGCTTCCACCACCACCTGCTGCTGCGCCTGCTGCTGGCCCATCTGCTGCTGCTGCCGGGCCATCTTCCGATCCATCAGCATGTCGAGCGCCGCCGAGTGGCCTTGGTTGGCCAGTGCAAGCAACTCCTCGTCGGTGTACTGCTTCTGCTGATCGACTTGCGTGGTCGGGCGCGACTGCTGCGCGATCATCTGCTGGAACATGGCCGCTTGGCGCTGTAGGGCTTCGTCGATGGCTGCCTTGTTGCGCCGTTCCAGCTCGGCCATGCGGTTCTTCCAGGGAACGCCCTGCTCGTCCACCTCCCCGGCGACAGGCGGAGTAACGGCCGCCTGAGCCGCTGCCGCATCGGTGGGGGGCGTGTCCTGACCGGGGGACGGATCCGGCTGTACGTCCGTATCCTGCTCGCCTGCCATCTCCTGCCTCCTCGGCGCGTGACGTGCGCCAGCCGTGGAATGGACAAACAAAAAAGCCCGGAAGGGATTGCTCCCCTCCGGGCTTCGGGTGCTCCGAGTGTCCCGGTGCTACTGCTAGTGCACTACCGAGCGATTACATGCAGTGCCTCCGCCGGCCGCTTGAGCCGGATCAGATCGGGCCACTTGTACGTGGCATCAAGATTCGTCGTCGTCACGCCCCCCATGAAGAAGTTGACTTCGATGCGTCCGCAGAAATTCGTCGGCACATGCGGCGTCGCTGCCGCAATCGCATTGGCCAACCAGACGGGAGGCGTGTTGAGCACTAGCTGATCGCCCCATCCTTCGCCGCGTTCACCGTCAGGCTCCCGAACTTCCCGGCCGTCTTCTTCACCGGCCCGGCATCCTTGAAGCCCTTCATGGTGCCGGCTTCCTTCTGGCGCATCTCGCCGATGTCGCCCTTTGGGCTCTGCGTCGCCCCTGACGGCATGTGTGACTTCATGCGCTTGTTCTTCATGGCGTAGAACACCCCCTCGCCCTTTTCGGGTCCATACTCCTTGGCCATCGCCGCGTGAGCCTTCGCCGCCGATCCCTTCTTGCCACCGAATGCCGCGTTGTACTTGGATAGCGGCATCACTTCTCCTCTCGCCGCTCTGTTGTGAAGCCCACCATCCGCACGAGCGGCCGATCCTTGTGGTCATAGAGCACGGGCTTTCGTTCATCGTTCACGACAACTTGATTCGCCCGCTCCACCGGCTGATCGTAGCTCATCGCCTCACTCCCTGAGAATCGTCCCCCTCGCGACCTTGCCCAACCGCTCCATGCGGTACTCGGGCCGAGTATACGCGCATGCCTCGTTCCACACGCTGGGATGCAGATAGCGCCCACACTGGACGCATATCCGCATGAGCGCCAGATTCGCCTCTGCCTTCGTCTTCACGGAGAACGGATCGACACCCGGCAGAATGCCTTTCTGGCGGTCGATCTTGTGCGTCATCGCCGCTGCCGCGCGTTGTCGATCACCGCATCCACGAAGGCCAGCATATCCTTCGCCCCCATCCAGCGACCCACATTGCGCTCAAACTGCTCCTTGCTCCCGTGCAGCACGTCCTGAACGCGGTCGATCAGATAGAGGTCGTACCGGCGTTTGAACGCCGCGAAATATTCGGTCTGCTTCCACTCCGCGAGGAGTTGGGCGTCCTCATCGAGGCGCTGCTGCTCGAACACGTCGGCAGCATTAGCCACGGCCTTCCACCTCCCGGATCGCCCGCTGAAGCCGCGAAGCCGTCAGCTTGATGGCCGTCTTCGGGATCGGCCGGTCAGCCTCGGCGATGGCCATGAGCATGGAGTAGGCTTCGGCTGCTGCCGATGTGAGTTCCGGCCATTCCTTCTGCGACTGGAACCAGCCGAGGCTAAGCAAACGGCCCTATCCCCATGCCCTGCGCCATCGGCGCGCCGGTTCCATTCCCGCCCTGCGGCTGTGCCGGCCCCGGCCCGAGTTGCGGCTGCGCCCGTCCGGTCTGCGCGTTCATGCCTTGAACACCACCTGGCCCCATCGCGCCGGCCTTGCCACCTTTCGCGCCGCCCATCTGTTGGGCGAGCTGGAGGACGAAGGCCATCTGCTGGGTCTCCGCGATATGCGCGAGGAGCAGTTCTCGGCCCTCGGCGGTGAGGAACGCGCTTTCCGGCTGGTCGAGGAAGAAATAATGCTCCATGATGTGGCGCTGCATGTCCTCGGCCGGCGAGGGATGCACGTCCTTGCCTGCCCCCGACAGGAACATCGCGTGCTCCTGCACCGGCTCCTTCGGTGGCACGAACTGCGGGGCCTGGAGGATGCGGAGGGGATCCCGCTCGCCATATGCCTTGAGAAAATCCTTCGCCAGCTCGAAGATGCCGTTGAGCCCCATCGTCTGGGACTGGAGAAAGACGGGGTTCATCATCGTGGTGAGCTTGATCTGCGCCGTCTCCCGCATGGACTGCTTGTTGAGCGTCTCCGTGGTCGCGGAGAGCCGGAGATCGAACTTCCCTTGAATCTCCGTGCGGTCCTGAATGCGGATCACCTCCGGCCGCCCCGTCACCCGGAACTCCTTGCCGGGCGGGAGGTACTGCTGATCCAGCGCGAGAATCTGAATGTAGATGCGCCGCCAGAACTCCTGGAAGCGCGACATGAACACCTTGAACCGGAGCCCGGATTCGGAGAGCAGCGAAGCGACGCCGGTGGCTGTGCGGGTCGCCCCCACGCGGTTCGGCTGGCGGCCCAGCGCCATGTCGGTCACGCCGGTCAGCCGCTCGTTGTACTGCTGGAGCAGCGCTTCCTCCTGGAACCCGAAGGCGGTGTTGGTACGGAACTGGGGGAAGAGGATGTCGGTCTGCGGGTTATCCACCGGCACGCCTTCCCCCGGCCGGAGCCGATGCTGCGTCGGCTTCAGCATCGAGGTCGAGCGGTAGAAGTAGAACGGCAGATTGCCGATGGTCCCGTAGTCCACCCGCTGGTTATGCATGGTGGACATCTCGTCCTGCACCTCGCGGATCATCTCGGGGAGACTGAGCCCAAGCGTCCGGTTCGGCAGCGGCATGAACACTTCCTTCTCGAACGGCCGCTTGCCGGAGGCGTTCACGTTGTCGAGGTAGTCCCATCCAAGCGTCAACTTGTGGGGCTCGGCCACCCAGGAAACGATTTCCTCCGAGTAGCCATCCTCGTCAATGTCCTTCGCGCGGTAGTCCTCCAGGACGCAGTACATATCTGACCGCATGTCCGAGGACTCGGGATCCACGCCTTCCTGACGGTCGAGCGTTTGCCGCGCCCCGTCGGCGTCCATCACGTCGTCCATGCCAGTGGGACCGCGGCGGATCACTTCCTCCACGATCTCCCGGTCGAACTGGCCCCGCCGTGCCCGCTGGCGCAATTCGTCCTCGCTCATCCAGAGGCGGTGCTGAAGCCACCGGAACTTCTGGGGATCGCGTCCCGCGCGGGACGGCGCGATCACGTCCTCGGGGTCGGGGAACTCGACGGATGCACCCTCGAACTGCAATTCCTCCTTGTCGAGGAGCACCTGGATCTCGTCCTCAAAGAACGCGAACTCGGCCGTCACATCGGTGCGGCGGCCACCGGGCATCCTGAGCTTGCCCTTCCATACGAAGTCCTCGCCCGGCTGGCGCTCCAAGTCCTCCGGCACCGCCTGCCCGAAGAGCGTCTGGAAGATGATGTCGAGGCTAGTGGTCGGCGGGAACTTCCGGATGGCCTTGATCTTTCGATGGCGCCGATCCCACCGAATCTTCCCCCACACGACGCCAGCCACGAGGAACAGATGCGCCGATTCGTCCGCCAATGCAAAGATGTCGAGCTCGGTGTCCACTTGCCAGTTCAGGAACAGCTCCGTCAACTCGGCCTTGTCGTCGTCCTCCGCGCCGATCGGGATGACGAGCACCTTCGGCTCCTGGCCGACGATGGCCTCGATGAGCCGCGGCTTGAGCGTCTCCACGTCCGTCATGGTGACCGGCGGATGGAAGTTGGCCGCGCCCTCCCACGGGAAGTCCTTCGGGGTCGTCTCGTTCAGATAGCGCCGATATCCTTGGTCGAGCTTGTCTTCCCACTCGATGCGATCGGAGAGCGCGTCCAGGTAGTCTCGATGCACCTCGCTCGCGTGATCGGCCAGATCGAACTCCGGCACATCATGAAGCTTGTCCGTGAGCCGGAGCCGGGGCTGCTCCTCGGCGGGCGGAGCTTCCACGGCGATCACCGTGGGGAGATCGTCCACCGATTCGACCGGCTGCGCGGCGTCGAGTTGGGTATTCTCAGCCAATGTCAGCCATCCGGGCGGAACGGCATTCAAAGACAACTTGTCGGACATGCAAGATCACATGATCCATTACAGCCTGCACCGTGGATGGGCCGTCGTCCAACCCGGTCGCCCTGGCACCTGTACAGCTAGGCGGGCACCCGAGAGCGTCGAGAAGATTATTGGCTTGTCGGGCCGTCAGAAGCATCAGTACCCGCCCCGTCGCCCCGCCGTGTAGGCGTAGTCCCGCCGCTCCTGGCGCGGAGGCTCCTGATGCTCCGCGAGATTGCTGAAGCGGTTCGTCACCATGTAGCGGAGACATGCTTGCGTGTGCGAGTAGTAGCCGTCGTCGTCGGGCTCATCGTGGTAAGTGCCATCCGTCTTCATCTTGTACGTGTAGCCGCCGAGCATCCCTGAAATCAGAATGGGGCACCGACGAGTCACGAGTAGAGCCGGCGTCTTGTCGTCTCGCTCGCGCAGCAGTTGATGGATGATCGTGCGACCCGCCTTGCGCGGGCGGGGGGCATACGAGGGATGGATGCCGTACCGAGCCATCACCTGCAGCTCGGTGCTCTCCCCCTTCTCGCTCATGATCGATCGGACCTGAGCGCCAGCAGGATCGCAGAAGTCCTCGAACCCCCACGCGCTCCAATCCCCGAACGTGTCGTTGCAGTATTCAATCGAGCGCTCCGTGAAGCGCTCAATATCCACGTCCTTCCCTTGATACTCGCCGTACATGATGAGTCTGTCGCGGAAGTCGATCTGGCCCACCAGCATCGCGGGATGGTGGAAGCCAAAATCAAACGAGCGGAGGAGACGGCGGCGGCGCAACGGCATCAGACCGGCCTTGAGTGCCTCGATCGTGGTGTCATCAAGTACGTGCCGACTCTCAGTGAATTCTCTGAAGACACGCTTGCCGCTCGTGACTTCAAAATTCACCTCATATTCGCGCTCGAAATCGTTCGGATCGAGGTACCGGAGACGTTGCTTCTCCAGCCAGCGCTGTGCCCGGTCTGCTGCCTCAGGATTGGGGTCGTGAGGGTCTTTGTCGGGCAGCATTGAATAGTGGGCGCGGATGGCCACCACGCCCAGCGGATTCTTGTTAATCGTAAGGCCCTTCATTGCTCTGTCGTCCCGGCGTACATCTGGTAGAAACTACTCTGCTTTCCGTTCGGTGTGCTCACGAGGACTAACTTGGATTCCTTCTGGATGGTCGGGAGACCAGCAGAGATCGACAGATGAGCCGATTCCATAAACGCCGCCTCGTCGAGAATCAGCAGGCTCGGCGTCTTTGATCGGATCTGGTGACCGCCCTCGGGGATCGCCATGATCTTTGACCCGTTCTGCCATGTGATCTCCCCAGAACCGAACCGGGCGCGGCCAGTCGTCCAAGCGGTCCCGTTCCAACAGCGGTCTCGCATCCAATTCGGCAACGCCTGCTCGATGAACTCCATTCGAGCATCGTCGTGGCGCTTGTCCCCGTGCGAGACCATTTCGATCGCGTCTTGCTCCCGCTTCGACTGCCACACGACGAGCCGATTCGGCTGAAAGCGCGCCACCCACACACAGAACGCACAGCAGAGCCACGACATCATGATCTGCCGCGACTTCGCGATGGCGTAGAGGTTCTCGTCGGGATCAGCCAGTGCCGCCCAGATCGCCGCCTGTTGCGGCAGATCCGGAAACGCCTTCACGCTCTCCTCGGCCCCGGCCGCTTCGTCCCGCGTCTTCACGTGGTTGACGACCCAATACCAGCCGTCCTGGCGGCAGCGCTCCAATTCGGCCAGGATGAGGCCCGAGACAAGCTTCTGCTGCTCGTCGGGGGCCAGCACCTGGAGGTCGGGGGCGGTGAGGCTCACTAGATGCGTTTCTCCGCTTGGGTGGTGACCTTCAGGAG